CGACGGACGACGAGACGCGCTCCATGACCGACCTGGACAGGGAATATGGAGTCAATGAGACGCGCTACCGGGCGGCGCTGATTGCGGAAGACACCGAACGCCGCGAGGCTGGGCAGGACCTGGAGACGCGCGACGGCAAGAAGTGGAGCGACCTGGTCGCGCGCTTCGAAATGCGCAAGATTGTGCTGCACCTCGACGAGGGCGCCAGCCTCGACGGCGCCCCCGCAGAAGTGGTGGCTGAGCTGCGCACCAAGGGCGGGTATCGCGGCGTCCCGGTGCCCTGGCTGGCGTTGGAGCGTCGCGCCGGCGAGACGGTCGCCAGCGGCACGCCGAACCCGTTGGACACGAAGCCGATCATCGATCGCCTTTTCCCGGCATCCGTCGCCGGCCGCATGGGCGCCCAGATGATCAACATCGACCACGGCCTCGTCGAGTGGCCGGTGGTGACGTCGAGCGTGACGGCAGGGTGGGCCGATGGCGAAACCGCCAGCGTCGCCGGGCCGACGGCCTTCGCCACGACCGACAAGGCGATGGCGCCGAATAACACGCTCGGCATCACCATGAAGATCACGCGCAAGGCTGCGAAGCAGAGCGGTGACGCCCTGGAGCAGGCTGTCCGGCGCGACATGTCGAGCGCCATCGAGGCGGCCCTGGACAAGGCCGTCTTTCTGGGCACGGGCGCCAACGGCCAGCCGAACGGCGTTCTGGTGGGCAGCTACGGGATCACCAGTACGGGGGTGGATGCCGCGGCGTCCTGGGCCGCCTTCCGCGCCGCCGTGACCCGCTTCATGTCCGGCAACGCCGCCAACGGTCCGGGCGATGTCCGGCTCTTGCTCCGGCCGGAGCTGTACGACTTCATGGACGACCAGCTCATCACGGGCACGGCCGTTTCGGAGTGGGACCGGCTGCTGAAGAACATCCCGGCTCCGGTGATGTCGTCCAACGCGCTGGCGGCGCCGACCGGTGGGCCGCCGACCGCGAGCAAGGCGCTGTTGACCACGTCGGTTGGCGGCGTGGCTCCGATCTTCGTCGGGCTCTGGGGGGCCGTCGATCTGATCCGCGATCCCTACTCCGATGCGACCTCGGGCGGCTTGCGTCTGACGGGCCTGGTCACCGCGGACGTGACCATCGCGCGGCCGGCGCAGCTGCAGATCCTGACCGGGATTGAGAACGCGGTGAGTGAGTAGGACCGATGACGATGGAGCGACGCGCGGCGGCGGCCGAGATCAGGGCCGCCGGCCGCAAGCTGGAAGGCTATGCGGCGACGTTCGGCACTGAGGCGCGCATCGGCTCCTACCTGGAGTCGATCGCTCCCGGCGCCTTCCGCGCGACGCTCGCCGATGGCGCCGACAAGCTGGCCTTGGTCGACCACGACCCGGGCCGCCTCCTGGCACGGACGAAGTCAGGGACGCTGCGGCTGGCCGAAGACAGCCGCGGCTTGGTCTTCGATCTCGACGTGCCCGACACGCAATTGGGCCGCGACGTGCTCGAGCTGGGGCGCCGTGGCGATCTTGGTGGCATGTCGTTCGCCTTCAAGGTTCGGCCCGATGGCGAACGGTGGTCCGGCAACCGCCGCGAGCTGCGCTCGGTCGATCTCGCGGAGGTCTCGGTCGTGCTGGCCTGGCCGGCCTACCCGGACACCACGATCGCGACGCGCAATCGACCGCCAGAAGCGCCGGACGCCGCGCTGCGGCGCGCGCTGACGCGCTGGAGGGCCTGACATGGCGGTCACGATCAAGCAAACCGAAACCACACCGGACGCCTATCCCGAAGCGCCGGCCGGCCTGTCGGTTGCGGCGACGGCGATCCTGCCGGCCGTGTGGCGCCGGATCGAGGTCTACACCGCCTTCCGGACAACGGTGCGCGACGTGACATGGATCGTCGAAGGTTGCGGCGAATGGGTGCCGCCGCTTACCCCTGCGTCGATTGCCTCTGTCGAAGTCTGGCAGGGCGACGCCTGGCAGGTGGCCGAGCCGCCTTCCTCGCCGCTGGGCGGCTACATGCTCCCCGGTCGCGGTCCGTACCGATTCACCGGCACCGCTGGCGATGACGACGCTGACGTGCCGCCCGACATTGCAGAGGCCTTTCGCCGCCTCGCTGAGTACATGGCGGCGGCCGTGAACACCGACCATGCCGGCGCCCGTGTCGTGAGCGAGTCCGTGCCGGATGTCTTCACCGGCAGCATCGAGCGCTCGCCCGCCTGGATGGCGCAAGCGCTGATCAACAGCGGCGCGGCCGACCTGCTGCGCAGATACCGGAGGGCATGAGCATGTGGCCGTTTCCGTCACGTCGCGAAGGTGCGCTGAAGATCGAGCCGGTGATGATGAAGCCGCCCGGCGAGACGCGCTCGGCGGCCTCCGGTTTCACCGCCGAGATCATCCAGGCGCGCGAGGCCTACATCTCCGGCCGTCGGGGCATCGCCGAACTTACGGCGACGGCGCAAAGCTGCGTATCGCTGTGGGAGAACGGCTTTGCCTTGGCCGCGGTCAAGGGAGCGGCATCGCTCGATCGCCGCACGATGGCGATGGTGGGCCGCTCGCTCGCGTTGCGCGGTGAGTCAGTGTTCCTGATCAAGGGCGATGACCTGGTGCCCTGCGCGGACTGGGATCTGCGGACGCGCGACGGCCGGCCGACCGCTTATCGCGTCAGCATCAGCGAAGCCGGTGGGGGCACGGCACAAACCGCGCTCGCGGGCGAGATCCTGCACATCCGTATCGGCTGCGATCCTTCAGCGCCCTACTACGGGACGGCGCCGTTGAAGCGGGCCAGCCTGACGGCGGGCATGTTGAACGCGGTCGAGTCGGCCCTTTCGGAAGTGTACGAGCTGGCGCCGATCGGCTCGCAGGTCGTGCCGATGCCCGAGCAACAGGAACAAGATTCCGAAAAGTTGGGCCGTTCATTCCGCGGCCAGCGGGGTCGCGTGCTGTTGCGTGAGTCGGTGACTGTCAGCGCGGCCGGCGGCCCCGCGCCAGCGGCCGACTGGCGGCCCGCGAGCCTGTCGCCGGACCTTGAGGCCGTCATGCCTGGAGAAATGATCGCCGCGGCCCGCGACGCCGTGTGCGGTTGCTTCGGCGTGCTGCCGGCGCTGTTCAACGCCCAAGGGCAAGGACCGATGACGCGCGAAGCGCAACGTCACCTCGCGACCTGGACGCTGCAGCCGATCGCAGAACTGATCGTCGAGGAAGCGAAAGAGAAGCTGGGCGCGGCCGTCGAGATCGATGTGCTGACGCCGCTGCAGGCCTTCGATCAGGGCGGCAGCGCTCGAGCAGTCGCGACGCTGGTACAGGCGGCGGCGCAGGCGAAAGAAGCCGGGCTTGATCCTGCTGCCCTCACGGGGATCTTCGCAAAGATGGATTGGAGGGACTGATGCCGGTAATCTGTTGAACAGATCGGGCCGCCCACGACCAGCAAGACCATTGGGCAGTGGGTGAAGCAGGCCACAATACGTGCCGCTGAGGCAGCCCTGCGCGGTGAGGTGGCCAAGGGCTTCGACAATGAGCCTGTCGTCATCACCGACGGTGTGCCGCGGCGCGACTATGTCCAGGTGAGGCCGTTCGGCCGAATCGAATTCGCCAAGCGCTCACAGCTGGCAGACGTTGTCCTGTGGACCCTCGATGAACTTCGCAAAATCAGCCCGGTCCTCACGGGCAGGTATGTTTCGTCCCATCAGCCATTCATCAATTGGCAGCCGATCCTGGGGAACGTGCGCCAGGCGCTGATGAACACCAAGCGCGGCGACGTCGTGATGATCGTTAATCCGCAACCTTATGCCGCAAAAATCGAGGGCAAGGACGCCTACACCAGGTGGGAAATAGGAGGCGGGAAGGGCTCGCGGCGTACAGAACGCAAGAGCAAAGGCTGGACCGCGGCAATGATGCGGGGGCAGAGCAGCCAAGCCAAAGGCGGCGTCTATCGCAAGGTGCTGTCCAAGATCAAGAATCGCTATGGCAACCTGGTCGCCGTCGACTTCCGGCCGCAACAATTGCCCGGAGGGGTCATGGTGAAGGGTAGAATGGGGGGGCGTAGCAGGCGGCGCGGCGATCGAGCTCAGGTCTACCCGACGATCATCCTGACGCTGTTCGATCGCCG